AGGGCTCCTCCTCCGGGGATGCGATGGATACCGGATACCCGGGCCCCACGGCCTCGACCCATCCTCCGGAGACCTTTTTCTTTTTAGTCAGTATGCTAGATCTGCTTCTTCAAATGTGGTGATCTCTGAGTCGAAAAACATCGGTATCTCCCCCGTGGGGCCGTTGCGTTGTTTGGCTAGAATCAGCGATACGCGGCGTGTCGGGCCTTCTTGCTCGTAACGCGCTTCGGCGTTGGGGTCGTATAGAAAAGCCACCACGTCAGCGTCTTGCTCTAGTGAGCCTGATTCTCTCAGCTCATGCAGCATCGGCGGGCCGTTATGGCCTGTCGTCTTGCGGCTCAGCTGAGATAGCGCCACCACTGTGATATCTAAGTCCTTCGCCATTGCTTTTAGATCCCGCGAGATCTGCGTCACCTCCTGCTGCCTGTTTTCCCTATCTGCGCCGCAGGACATTAGCTGGATATAGTCTATAAACAACACGTCTAATCCCGCGCGATGCTTTAAACGCCTCGCCTTAGCACGCATCTCTACGGGAGTCATTGCCGCGGAGTCGTCTATATACAGCGGCATAGATTCGAGACGGTTTCGCGTCTCCTTGACTATCCTGCCCCACTGCACTTCTGAGATTAGGTTGTTGACCACCTGCACGGGGCGTATCCTGCTGGTAGAGTAAATCAGGCGATTCATTATTTCTTTACTCTGCATCTCGAGGCTGAAGAATCCCGCCGACCGGCCTGAGGATGCAATGTTTGTTGCCATGTTAAGCGCCAAGCTGGTCTTCCCCACGGCAGGCCGCGCGCCTATGATGATAAACTCCCCGGGGTGCAAGCCTGTCGTGTATGCATCTAAGCGCTTGAACCCGGTCGATATGCCAACAATAGAACTGCCCGTTCGCATCCTGCCTAGATCCTCAAGGCTGGTATCCAGCATTTCTCCGGCACGCACGAAGTCTTTCGTTACATTGCCCTCCCCGATTGACAGAATCGCATGCTCCGAGCGGTCTAATAGTGCGCTAGTGTCGTTAGAGGTATCCTGCATGGCATTCTTAGCTATCGTCTGTGACGCGCTGATCAGCTGCCGACGCGTTGAGTAATTCTTCAACTGCCGGACATGATACTTCGTATTGGCCATCGTCGGGAGATCTGCGCAGATATCCACGATGGTATCCATCATGTTGCTAGAGCTACTAAACTTGCCCGCCACCGACACTAGGTCTATTGCCGTGCCACTTTTTTCCAGCTCGCAACAAGCCCTGAAAATAGCCCTATGCGTGGGGTTGTAAAAGTAATGCTCCCTTACGCTAGCCAATACCTCTAGGGCTAAATCCTGATCAGCCATCAGCGCGGCTAAAACCGCACGCTCGGCTTCTGGCGAATACGGCATCGAGCCGGGATTGAAATCTGTCATGCGTCTACCTCCGGACGGCTACTTTACAACAATACGCCAGAAATGTCAAGCCCAATCCAGGCGGTTATGGGTTATATATTGGTTGAGGTATCTAGCCACAATTAGAGCTGACTCGTCAACAAGGGGGAGGGAGGAATGATCACCGCACTGGAAGTGTCACTGAATTATGCCCAAAACACCAACCTGGCCATAGCGTGGATTGATAATGCTGTCAAGCATTTAGAGGACAATGTTTTGCTGATGTATACAGGGCGAGACGGAGTCACAAGGAGCATACGCATCGACGACGGCTCCTATCATACTTCCACCCCTCGGGCTGGTAGCGATATAACAATAGCGTGGAAGTATGACCAGCCCGAGGGTACGACTCGCTCAAACCGCATCCGGCTGGTAGGCCTCGGCGGCCCCTCGGCGCGAGATCACATACTGCCAGAACACACTGCGGTTTTGGGTTTAAACGCATCACATCTTGATTTCGTGGAATGGCAGCGCGCAATCTTGAGCGCCTTGCTCTGTCATTGTCGCGCTACTAATCAGGCGTTGGAATTACGCCGCGATTTGCAGGAGGGAGGCTCATGAAAGCAAGACTAGAACTCGTGGCCACCACACTCAGCGCGTTAGTGCATTATTGCAGAGACACCGGGCAAGCCCTGGAGCTCTATTAGAGGGGGGTTGATATGAGGCTATGGTTAAAACATAGGCGTCGTACAATGCTGATGGCCTGGGGCGATAATGTTCCCAACAAGCGCTTGAAGTCCGATGGCTATGTAGTCCACACAACCCAGGGTTTGAAAATAGCCCTCATGCCCTTCAATACCGACCTGGGATGGTGGTGGGATGCCGAGGTGGAGAGTGGCGTCAGCATGACCTTCAACCTATGCGGGTTGTGGAATAAGACCGCCGCTGATGAATTCTACTACTCAGACTTTCATCACACCACGGAGGGTGACGGCGTGGCAAGGCTGACCCGCGCCCTGTTGGAAGCTCTGCTTGTATATTGCAGGGTTACGGAGCAGGAGCTGCGCCTTATGGATCCTGATCAGCCTCTTCCGAGGAGATAGCTTCGTCGTCCTCGTCGTCGACTATAACGCGGCCGTATTTGACCATTCCAGCGTCACTCACGGCTTCT